TCCAAGTCAGCAAATACATCACTCTTTTCAGTTGGCTCAGTGCCACGGAATGCTACAGTGATTCGGTCTTTATTTCCAACGACATACGTTTGTGCGCCTTCGATGTCAAAAAACTTAACACTACTAAAGCCAAGTGCTTTCCATTCTTTACGTACTTCTTTATCTAAGTCTTTATATGCTAGTCTAGCAATACATGCGTGTGCGTGAAACTCGTTCGAGATCATTGTATATCCTCCAAGTTATCGATCTAAGCTAGCCAAATTCTCAAGCCTTACCATTAGTCTTTCAGCTCGATTAGTTACTTGATCGTACCAACGGCTGTCTCTACCTTCTTTTGCTGCTTCTACCCAATCGCCAGCTTCGATAGCTGAATTGAATTTCTTAAATCCGCTAAGACGAGGACGTCCCATGTTAAACATCATGTTAACCAAGATCTGCTGGACCTCGTCTGGTAGGTCTCCAAATGTCCCTTCTCCGTATAGAGTTCCACACTCTCCGATTGCAATATCGAGATCTCGCTCGAAACATGACCGGACTCTTTCTTCGTCAACTGGAGTTCCAACTGGTTTTCCATATTCCTCGTCACTCTCGAGGACAAGATGACCGACTCCAAAGGTGGGTAAGCCGAGGTGATCTTCATAGACTTTATACTCCACGCCTTCATCAAGTTTGAGTTGATTAAATACTGCTTCTCTATTCATCTTCGTCTTCTACTCCGTCGATATACTGCTCAGCAGTCATAAACTTAAGATCTGAATCTTCATCTTTCTTTTCTTTTTTACCAAAGATAACATCCCAGTTCGCTGAGAATTTAGCTTGATCTACTTTACGAGCTTTATCGCCTTTACCACCATGCCACTTGCCTTGCATAATTAACCCTTATATATTTTCTGAAGATGAGTCTCAAATTGTTCAACTTTATCCAAACGGTTTGGCCAAAGTATGTATTCTTTTTCGGGATTCTTTTTTAGATTTGAAAGAAGCGGCATAATAGAATTGTACAGACTATCTATCTTTGCCTGAAGATGCTCTACATCAGATGATGTTTGCTGTAGTTGTGTAGATGCTTGTTGAACTGCTTCTAGCTCTGCTTCGTCAACTGCTGTAAAACCAAAATCAAATATATCTTCCATTATTTGGGTCTCTGTTGGTCTATCCATTGTTTAACTTTAGGGTTTTCTATAGGTACTTTTTTAGCCCATGCTTTAATTTTTTTATAAGCTGCTAAGCCTGCACCTTTAGCATTTGCACCTTCTGAGTTATCAACAATAATAAAAGTAGATGCAAATAGGTTTTGAAATTTCCCTATGTTCTTTTGTACTTCTTGCCACATTGATGTTACCATTGAATCTGGTAAAGATCTTGATCTCGCAGCATTACGAGACAAAGCTGTTTCTAGATCGGTATTGACAAAGATCATAGCTATAGAATAGCCTAGTGCACGAAGAGCATCAGCTTGCTGCTTTATCTTACCAAAGTCTTTACCGGTACCATCGATAACTAATCCAAGTCGTCCATCAATAGCTAAATCCATTTGCTTACCAGCCAAAGCCTTTGCCTTTCCCCTGAGTTCTTGTCCCTTTGGAGAAGCAATATCATCTGGACTTGGCGATAAACCTGCCTTTGAAAGAGCTAACTCAAATGCTGGATCTGAGTTAATTAGCTTAAATCCTAAAGAGGTTAAAGCTGTTTGCCCAACCATAAATGATTTACCAGATCCTGGTCCGCCAGCTAGGAAAACAGCTTTAAATATAGAGGGATCGTTTATGCCTTCATTGAGGTAATCATCAAAGGATAACATTTTTATTTCCGTATAAGAGTATTACTCTATTTATACTATTTAGTTCCTCTAGATTTCTTTATTTTTTTTGCTTTAGCATGCATACGCTTAGTTACTTCATCTGAAGACATCCAAAGGTCTTTTCCATCAAGAATGGATTCAATCTCTTTTTCGTTAAGAAAATCAGCATAAACATCTTTTAGAAGATTTTCAGACCAGGAGCGTTCGTAAGTAAGTTGGTCAATCATTTCACCGCCTTTACCTATTGTACCACCAGAGTAGTTGTGGAACATAAACGCAGAGTGATTTGATATCTCTACCTCATCAGCCTGTAAGAAAATCATTGTAGCAGCAGACATACAAGCACCTTCTACCGATGCAACAACCACTCCCTGACATTCTTGTAATACCCTAATGAATTGTATAGCAGTATACAAATCCCCGCCAAAGCAGTTAATATGTAATACAATTACATCATTTTGTCCTGCATTTCGAATCTGATCAAACCATTCGATGTATTCCTCTGGTCTATCAAGGTGACCAGATAAGTAATAGTCAGATATTCTACTAAGTGGCTTATCAGTAAAACTTTCCTTTGATTTAAATAGATCTGTAATTTCAGCCATAATTAAATTCCTTATCTACCGAACATCTTACGGTTATTATATTCTTTAATTGTTGATAAAAGCTTTTCGGTATGATTGTCTCTATGCTCAATAAAAACCTGGGGCTCTTCATCATCCACAGCAATAATAGTAACTAACTGGGTAATAGGTATACCCGTACGTTCCTCCCACATAATAGCATAGGCTGATTCCTGAATAAAGTAATTTTCTACCCATTCTTTCTTTTTAAGCTTTTTAGAGGTTTTGAAGTCAATGATTGATAACTTACCATTCCATTCGGCAATACAGTCTACACGACCTGCAAGACCCAGATGGTGGGAGAAGAGAGCTGCCTCTTGCGCATACACTTTGCCTATACCAGCATCAAGTACAGCTTTAACAGATTGAAAGTTGTCCACGATATTAGGCATAAAGTCTTTAGCATAGTCTTCTTCATTATCGATATACTTTTCAATAATAGAGTGGACTGCAGTACCACGAGTAGAAGCACGATGTGATATCTTATTTGCTTCTACTTCGCCTACACGCTTACGCCATTTGCGGATATGGTCTTCTGACAGTATTGATAGTACTGTAGTAACAGAGGGGTATGATTTTCCATCTGGTGTATCATATCGACGTTCACCCTTAACGGATTTAGCTGTAAGGTCATCATAATCTAATTTAGAATCAACATGTTCAAACATTAAGTTCTCTTTTTACCAATTTGCTTTTTACGGCTATCATTATCATTAACGTACTGTTTTTTCTTATTTGCCTTCTTATTTCGAGGATCAAATCTTTTGAATTTGGCCATCGTCTACCATTTGCTCCTTAGTCATAATGTACTCTCGAACGAGTCCAGATCTAACAATGTCTTCCCAAGAAAATTCAATATGGTCAAAGTATTTCATCCTTTGAACAATCTCTAGGAAACTTAATATACCATTCCGATCTTTTTCTTTATCAAAGTCAGATTGGTAATAATCACCACATAATATTAACTTTGTTGCTTCACCTAGACGTGTTATAACAGAGTCAAGTTCGTGGAAATTTAGGTTCTGCATTTCGTCAACAATAACGATTGCATTTGATATTGTTATACCCCTAATGAAAGAGGTAGAAGTAAATTCTACATATTTCTGGTTTACTAGCTTTTCCCATGCTTGACCATCAGAAAATAGCTCGGTCATAATACCTTTATATGGTCCTGCATAAGCATCTAGCTTTTCGTCTTCGTTACCCGGTAGGAATCCTATATCACGGGTTGGGACTACTGATCTAATAATAACTACTTTTTCAAATGAGGTGTCTTTAGAAAGAACGTCTTCTAGAGCAAGATACAAAGCCAAGAAAGTCTTTCCAGATCCAGCTGAGCCAGATAAACATAGGTTATATCCTTCCTCATATGCCTTAAATACCTTTTCTTGATTTTTTGTTATTGGTTCTAGCTCTTTTAGATTTTCTAACTTAAGCTTAAGAGTTTTATTATTTGACATTGATTGTGTTGTTCCTTCCAGCTCCGGATTTTATTTTATTCTGTACTTCTTTCCAACCGTCATCAGTTTTAGAAAGTATTCCACCAACCTGATAAGAGATAAGTGGTGCACCAATCTTTTGTGTTACTGATAATTTACCGCATTCTTCACACGGTACATTTTCCGGATCATTTCTTTCTGAAATTCTTTTAATAGCTGTAAAGCCATTTCCACACTCTTTACAATGATAATCGTATGTAGGCATTATATATCCCAGTGTATCTTTTCATTAACTGCCTGTGAAGCAGCCTGTATGTAGTCTCTATCTTCTTCGCTTAGAATACTCCAGAACTTAGAGATAGAAGCAATAAGCTCTAAAGTGTCGCTTTGATTATTTATATGATCGTTATTTTCTAACATTTTTTGCAATAAATCTAAGCGTTCCTCAATCTTAACATTAATACTCATTACATTTCTATTCTTTTAAACCAGGGTGGGGTTTCTCTTTTAGTCCACTTCATAGCGAACTGCTTTTGTTTAGTGTGGTAGTACTTACGATATGAGCCAACCACATCATTATTATCTATGCATTCAGGATAAGTTAGCATAGCTAAGCGAAAGGGTGTTAAACTGCCATCGGGAATATTTTGGGGAACAAGGGAAAGAGCGTCTGCTAATACTTCTTCTGTTTTGTGTGTTTTACCATATCTGTATCGATATTCATCACACAATGCTCTAAAATGATTATAGTGCCATCGGTAATTAGCTACGCTTTCACGTGTCCATATAGTGCATGGATGATTTACGTGAACTGCTTTATAGAGGTGGGATTCCCTAAAGTCGTCGAGTAACCAATACTTGACATTAGTCTTACCAGACTTTGAGGGACGAGAGGTTAACTGCCCATCTAGAAATCTATGGGCAGTTGAGAGCATCTGAGCAGACTCAATAATCATTTTAACTACGTGCTTATCACACTGTTGTTGAGCTGCTACTATAGGACTTTCGTCTAAAATAAATAAGTTCATAATGTATATTATACCACAAATCAATTAAACTGTATACCGCTAAATTAGATTAATCCAGCAGTAGTAAATGGTAAAGTGATAATTAACATCATAGCAACAACTGGAAGGAATAGACCTTTAGCTGTTTCAAAAGCTAGCTCACGCTTTTTCATTTCTTTATTTCTCCGTTAATCCCTTTTGAGGATATTTAAGTTAAGGTTTGCTTGGTGTAGCATTGGGCCCATTTGATTATAAGGCGGTACCCATACCTCATCTAACCTATGCGGCTAGAGCGTAAACATTATCGTTTGCGTTTATTTTAAGTTAGTTTTTACGTCTGCTCTGACGATTCTCCATAAGTCTTCAGTTGTCTGTCGAATCTAAAACGCCCCCATATGTTTTATTGGTGGAGGCGGCCGGACTTGCACCGGCGTCCAAACTTCCTATCTCTTACTTCAACGAATTCTTAGTCTTCGAACGTATGCCTAAACAATCGTCCATTATACTCAAAGGTAACTGTTTCACCTCTTTGTACTTGTATCGGAACTTCTTCACAAAACTCTTTCTGAACAATCCTGGATTGAGCATTATTCTTAGCAACGTTAGAACCGATAATAGCTCCAGCAATTGTAGCTGCTGTTTTACCAGAACCGTTTCCAACTTGATGTCCTAAGACACCGCCAATGACTCCACCCACTATACCTGATGTTGCGGTATTATCTACGAAGACATCTCTAACTACGCATTGCTTTTGGTATATTGTAACATAACGTGGTGTAGTACCAACAACAACCACATCTGCTAAAACAATACTTGGTAACAATGAACCGATTAAAAGCCATTTTTTCATAAGAATATCTCTTTTAACAGTATTATATATGCGTGTTACCTATAGTAACACATTATAAAGTGCCAATATATTAGCAGTAATTCCCAAATTGATCTATCTTAACGTTCTTGAGATTAGTTGCATATAGGGTTTGTTCTACCCGGTTCATACCTAATACGGCACGAACCTCGTCGCGAACTTCTGGTGTTACTGCATTGCCATACTTTTCTGGGTTAAGCATACCTCTTAAAAGATTGTGTACTTTTGGATCGATCTTACCATTTTCAATAATCATTTTATTCTCCAGTAATAATCTTATAGATTGACTTCCAATCCTGTACCCTTGTAACAGGACCTTCATAATGAGCATTGTGTGAGTGACCGACTAATAAAGAATGTAGACCCAGAGTATGACCTAGATCGGCATTTTCTATTTTATCTTCTACCCAATAGCATCCGCTTCCGCGGTAAGGCTCTAGAGCTTCATCTTTATCGTAACCACACCCAAGTATTACGTATTCTTCAAAGACGTTACCAAAGACGTTTTCTAGATTCTTTTTACGTAGCTCTTGAGCTGCTGGGTTGTTAGATAAAGAAGTAATGCAATGGAATATGTATCCATGTTCTTCGTGAAGCTTACGAACGTACTTAATAGCATCGCGAAGAGGCGATAGGAAAGCTATTTCTGCGCTTTCGTTAAAGTGCTTGATGATATGCTTAGACTCTGTACGAGAGATATCGTACATCTCATCAACTTTGTAGCTAACCTTGTTGTTCTTTTCGAACCCTTTCTTAGCCATCCAACGGTGAAAGTGGTACTCCCAATCGAGGAGTACACCGTCACAATCTGTTAATATAACTTTTTCTTTTATCATAATATATTCCTTTAAGGTGTTCCGTTCCAACGGATCTTATTGTTGTCTGCGAACACGTTACCGCGAGCAAAGTTTGTTGCTGGGGAGTTCCAAGACTTAGCCATTAGGATGTCTCCAGCTTTAAACTTTTCACAATCGTTACGCTGAACGAATCCCCAAACCGAACCGTTAGCAACAATCTTAAGATATTTTGATCCTTTAGTAATTGATAGGCTAGAGCGGAAATCCTCTATCATTTTATTTCGTGATAGGTCCTGTTCTTTTTCTAGGCCGTTTTGCCAACGAGCCATTTTTTCGAATTCTGATTCGTAAGATTCCTGGATCTGGACACAGAGATTAGCTAGACGTGAGGCGAGAAGTGCATCATATAATTTAGTCATTTTTTTGGTCCTTTGTTTAATTTATGTGAGTATTATACCGTTGTTTTGACCTTCTGTATACCCCCAAATCGTAATAGATCGTAACGGGGTATTGTCTAATTTTTTTGTCCTCTTTTTTTAATCTATAAAGGTATTATATCAGAATTCAGGCCCTTTGTATACCTCTAAATCGTCATAGATCGTAACGCACAAAAAAGGGCTAATATTTCTATTAGCCCCATATTCACTTTATAAATCCCTAATGTAAGGTTAAAAGATCCTCTTTCATCTCCTCGATCTTACTGTCTAAATATTCCATCTTTTTTTGTATGGTATATGCCTTTTGCATATTACCAGTCTTTTGTAATTTTCTCATAAAATACTCCAATTCTCTTGAATCTTTTTTTAACCTTTCAACTTGTGGGCCATATGACATACTGGTCTTACCTCTAATTGATTATGAGTTGATGAAAATTATTAGGGGTTTGTCCTCCATTTTTCCGATTGTAAAAACTAAAAAAGGATCATAGCCTCAAAAGAAGCTAGATCCTTTACCTTTATGAGTTATAAAATTTCCTCATAATTTTATTTATAAAAACTTACTCCTTACGAGGGAACAAATTAGGGAATGCCTCCTGTACTAATTTTAGGGTAATGCCCTTAAAATGTGCTGTTCCAGTCTTATGAATAAACTTTTTGTCTTTCATTAGAATAAGGAGTTCGGCTTCTTTAGGGTGTAGAGTCTCTAAAGAATCTACAAACATTTTTTCTCTTTTAATAGAAGCCATGTTTTCCCCAGGTCCACCTTTAATATAGTACTTAAATTTCTTAGATGCTCTCTGTATAGCAGATGTAGTGTATCCCCATTTCTTAGATTCATTCTCATCAAATGGGGGTGCTCCTTCAGGTAAAATAAATTCTATAGAAGGATCCATACCTCCCCTTAGAATACTTCTTAGTGCCAATGTATTACAGTCTCTAAGTATCTGGATTTTCTCTTCCTTAGTCTGTGCTGCTGCAGCCTTTTCTAATACCTGATGAACATATAAGCCCATTATAAAAACTCTCCTGCGCATTCGATTAGCATCTTACAGCGCTTTTTAATTAAATAGTTTAGCACCTTAGACTGATGTGCTGGTTTACTCTCTTCGTAAGTTTTATTTATCTCTTCTATAAGATTGGCTGGAGTTTGAGTGAGATCAATCATTCTCTTGTTTCTACAATAGTTACGATATATCTCTTCACCCATAACTTCAGGGAGCTGATCGGCTGGAACACGATATGAATCTATTTTTTTCTTAGTCATAGGTGACTGTCTAATGCTATCAGAAAACGTATTATCAGGGCTTAATACGTTTGGCACACCATCTCCGGAATCTCCTTTAAGGATATGCTCAAATAGATATTCTGCAGGATCAGGATGCTCTATGAACTTCTTAGTCATAGGAGAGAATTGGCGCACGTTATTATATCTCTGTAGCTGTATAAAGTCCTTATCAGCAGATACGATCATTACTTCATCATGCTTACCAAACTCTTGTGTTCTTTCTACAAGTGCACCAATAACATCGTCTGCCTCGCATCCTGTTACACGTACGGTTTTATATGGTAAGTTATCCCCGATCT